TTTAGGTGCAGTAGGCTTTTTAGGTGCTTCCTTTACACCAAGTAAGTTCTTAAATGTTTCGTACTCAACATCTGGTGCGTCACAGATTATTTCTACTGGCTTAGGTGGATTATCTTTAAAATTCAATGTGCCAGGAACTCTAAGCACCCTAGCTATTTCAAATACACTTGCATCAACATAAAGGTTATGCAATACACATAGTTCATTCAAACGATTAGCAACTGGCTCCCACTCCTCCCTACTAACAGGGTTAACAAGGGGCCAATACGCATGGATACCCCGACCTGAGTTAACAAGTAAAGGCTTTGGTAATCCGATTAATTTGCAGAAGTCTTTTAGTGCTTGTAAACCTGTTGCTTGGTCTATGTAGCCATCAGGGCGATTGGTCTTTGGGTTTAATTCTGCTTTTGCTTCACCGCAATCTAAGTCAAGCCAAAATGCTTTGAGGTCTTTTACGTTCTCTTTTTTACGATTTAGGTTTGTCTCAAACTTAGCAACACCAAAATAAACATCTCTGCCCTTGGACAGAAAATCTTCTACGTGCTTATCAAATTCTTCTCGTGTTTGAACAAGCTCTTGTATAGCAGACTTACCCTTTAAGCCGAGCACGGTAAGCCACCCATTGGGGCTTTGCACTCTGTTTAGTAGGTCTATATTTGCCATTCTCGTCTCGTTGTTAGGGGAAAAAAGGGGGGACTAATCCCCCCTCACCTTCCGGTGATGCTTTTTATTACTTACTAAGTCTATTAGCTATAAGCTTGGTAATACATTTAGATAGCTGCGGCTTAGGGTCGTATGCCCCAATAAACCAGTTGTATACCGTTTGCCGACTAACATTTAACATCTCTGCTATATCAGCAACCGATACACCCTTTCTTATTGCAGCCCTACCTAACGCAACCCCAAGCTTAGTGTTACTAGCTTTTTTATTAAGCTGAATAGTTTTAGCACTATAGCCGTAGCTCATTATTAGTTATCCGACCAAGCGTTAACTACATCTGCTAACTTTGCTTTAGGTGCAGCAGGGGGCACTTCAGCTTTCTTGGTTCGTTTAACAACAGGCTCATCGGGCTCAGCTTCAGATTCAAAAGCTGGTTTAGCTGCTACTGGTGGTAGCTTTACAACGCCATCTTGCTGAGCAACAGTTAACTGAATAACTCTCTTGGACTCTTGAGTGGCTTGTGCTGTTTCTACAACATCAATCTCTTCATCGGTCAAATGACGCACTGGGGTGAACTTCAGCACATCAGCCGTCTCGTTCTCATCAAATGCAATCTGAGTAATGATGCGATCAATGCTCTCGCCGTTAGCTGGCAGGAACTTAATATAGCTTTCAAACGGATGGGTATTACCAACACCCTTACCAAACAAAGACTTGGCAGGAATATTAAATTGGTAAATATCGCCACTCATATCGTTCTCAAGCAATACAGCAACACGACGATTAAAGCGACATGCACGACCTTTACCGTTTGTACCTGAACCATCAATGTTTTGTGAGCAGGTAGCGCAGTTTGTAGACTGAGCATTGGCAGCTTTAGGGTCAGGTACATCGCCTTGGTTAGACCAGCAGTCAGGTAGAGTTGGAGCAGCATCAGGATCAAACGCAGTAGCGTAGAACTGACGAGACACCTTTGGTAATGCGTTAATAACGATTACATTTAAGAAACCATCTTTAACCTTACCTGCTTCTTTGCCGTTTACAATGCGACGGAATACACCTTTGGACATGGTAATACGACGGCTAGTAGAACCGCCACCGCTATCCGCTAGGGCTTTAGATAATTCGCTAACCTCACGATTAGTTGCTACTGTGTTTTGCTGCTGAAAAATAGAAATATTACTCATGTTTTGCTCCTTCTAACGACCACGGTGTATTTACTGTCTGCTTGTAAACCAGCAGGTAACAGATTTGGATTCTCTTCAAGAAACTGCTTGAGGTTAGTTTGATGTATCCTCTTCTCGAGCAGGGGGTAGGCATCATGTTCTTGTATGAACTGATACATAGAATCCCAATCCGTCGTCCAGTACCGTGTATCCACTTTACGAATGATTGTCCCTGCTGGTGTTTTAATGCTGTCAGCGTTATTTTCGTAGCAAACTTCTAGCATCTCTTCCGCTAATAAATCTTGTTGCTCCTTCAATGACGCATCCTCTGCTTCGAACTTCTCTTTAATCTCAGCTCGCTTGTCACGGATTTTTATATAAATCTCGGCAAGTTTATCTGCTGGTACTTCATGCAAATTATCTATTGCATTCTCCATCATTAGCTCCTTCTAACTACGAACTACTAGTATATCAATGACTTTGACAATGTCAAGCTATTTCTTCGATTTCTTGTCTATATAAGTCAATTATTTTTGTGTGGCTGTCTATATTATTTTGTAACATTCTGTAAAGTCTTGCTTCTACTTCACTTCCTTTGATATGCACAATGGTCATGGGGTTCTTTTGCCCCGGGCGATTAATACGTGCATTGGCTTGCAAGTATGTTTCTACGCTGGTTACAGGAGCATACCAAATGATTACATTAGCAGCAGTTAGTGTTAACCCGTGTGATGCCGCTTGAGGTTGGATGATAAGCACACGGATGTTTTCTGTTGATTGAAAGTCGTTGATTATGTCGTGCCTTCTGTTTACAGGAACTTGCCCGTTGATAATTGCACAAGGTATGTTAGCTGCTGTTAAATATTTGTTTAGTAGTTCTATAGTATGTGTAAATGGAACAAACACCAGGACCTTATGTGATGCTTCGTTAATAACTTCTTCTATAACTTTCAAACGGTTAGAAACATCAAACTCTATGACTTCTTTAGTATCCGTATAGACCGCACCGCCAGAGATCTGCAGTAGTTTATTAATATTAACAGCCGCATTTACTGAGCTAACCTGCTCCCCATCTGCGTGTATTAACATTTGTTTTTTAAGTAATTTGTAATACTTAATTTGCTGGGAGGTAAGGGGTGCATCTCGTTCTACAAAGGTTACATCAGGTAAGTCTAAGCATTGATCTTTTTCAAACCGAATAGCGGGTTGTAACACTTTATGCACAATAGACTGGGCTTGAGGTTTTGGTATCCAACGATACGTGCCTACTTTGTACATTACTTGGTCACGAAACTGACCGTAGAACTTAGGAGTGTTATCGGGATTAATAAGTTTAGCTAGACCAAATGCATCTACAGGAGATTGTGCTGCTGGAGTACCAGTAAGCATCCACATACCCTTAACTTGAGCGGCTATATCTCTGAGGGTCTTCCAACGGGTTGTCTGTGCATTTTTATAGGCACTTGCTTCGTCTATTACGAGCAGGTCAAACCCACCATTTAGTATTTCTTGTTTAACAATATCAACGCCGTCATAGTTAATAATGACAAACTCAGCGCCAGCAGCTAATACTTTCTTACGTTGTTTAGGGTCGCCATAGGCAATGTCGCATGTGCGGTGAATTGCAAATTTAAATAAATCCTGTTGCCATGCCGACTTCATAATAGATAAAGGGCAAATCACAAGCACACGACGTACGACACCTAAATTCATTAGATAATCGGTTGCCCATATTACACTAGCCGTTTTACCAGTACCCTGCTCGTTAAAGCAAAAGGCTTTGCGGTGCAACGTTAAAAACTCAGAGGTCTGTTTTTGATGCGCAAACGGTTTGTGTTTTCCAGGCCAGTTGTAGTCCGTTAGGATGCTATTTTTTGCTGACATTCCGCTTAACGGTGTGGTCTGAGTTCCTGCTGAACGACCTGTTGTTGCTAGCGGATTTAACCTTGAGATTGCTTTTAGCACTTGTGCCCCCTTTGCTGAGAGGCTTTGAGTGGTCGACGTCTTTTCCATCTCCTTTTGATACCTTTCCATCTTTCATTAGCTCCGCACGGGCTGTGTTACGTTTAGCCCTATTCTTTATTTGTTCGGGTTTACCCTGATACTGTTCGTATTCTTTTTTGTATGGTCTAGGTTTGTTCACGTAAGGCATCGTCTTGCTCCTCTGAGGTATCCCCCATTTTGCCGTAAAAGGGTAGAGTCATCAAGCCAGTTTGCTGAAGTGCCGCTAT